CGCGAGGCCCTGCTCTGGCGCCTGCTGGACGTCCTGCTGCCGCAACTCGACGAGCACGCCGGCGCGGCGCGCGTGCTCGCGTGGCGGAACGCCGGCGCCCCGAGCCTGGCCGAGATCAGGGACGCCCTTGTCGATTCGGCCGGCACCGAGTACGTGTCGTTCATCGACGACGACGACCTCGTGCCCGACTACTACGTGGCCGAGATCGCCAAGGCCCTGCGTGAACGCCCCCATCACGTCGGGTTCCAGCTCGAATACACGACCGACCAGGACGGCCATCAGGGTCGCGAGATCGTCGAGCATTCGCTGCGCTGGCACCGCTGGGGGCGGTTCAATGGTGTGCTGTGCCGGGACTTCACGCACCTCGACCCGATCCGCACCGATCTGGCGCAGCGGGGCCGTTTCGCGGTCGCCCGCCCGCGGCGAGCCGAGGACCGGGTATGGGTCAAGCAGGTCCGGCCGTACCTCAGTCGCGAGGTCTACATCGACAAGATCATGTATCACTACCAGTGGTCCCAGCACGGCAGTTCGTGGGAACGCCCGCACGAGCTGCGCCCCGCGACCGGCCCGCTCCCGGCCGTGAATCATCCTCATTTCTCTTGGCACCCGAGGTCGATGTGAAGCGTTTCCCGGTCCCGTTCCCGCCCACGGACATCGATATCGAGGCGAGCTGGCAGACCTTGGAGACAGAGGCGGGTCACTATCAGGAGCACGCGGGCATCGGGATCTGGAAGTCCCCCGACGACCTCGCCCGTTACCGGGTCGTCGTCGAGCGCGACCGGCCCGAGGTCGTCGTCGAGACCGGCACCCGCTGGGGCGGGTTCGCCGCATGGCTGGCCGACGAGTTCGGCGTCGAGGTCGTTACGGTGGACATCGAGCAGACCCCGGGCCGCCCGCCCGAGTGGCCCGGGGTCACCTACGTGACCGGTGACTCGACTTCGTCACGGGTGGCGCGCGAGGTCCGCCGGCTGGTCGCGCACCGGCGGTGCATGGTCACCCTGGACGCCGACCACCACGCGCCCTCGGTCGAGCGCGAGATCGCCACGTACGGCCCGCTGGTCACCCGGGGGTGCGCGCTGGTCGTCGAGGACGGGCTCGCCGACCTCCTGCCACCTGAGCGGGCGCGCAGGCTCGGCGGCCAGATACCGGAACGCGGCGGCCCGCTGCGGGCGGTGGCCACCACGGTCGCCGGCCGCCGAGAGTGGTACCGCGACCTGCCCATCGAGAACATGAGCAGCGTTTCGCATTCCCCCGGCGGCTGGTGGGTCCGCGCCGAGTGATACCTAGCAGGGTAGGCTCGCGGGATGACCGACCTGATCACCATCGTCCCGACCCGGTCGCGGCCCGAGGCCGTGGCCCGGGTCGTGCGGGCGTGGACCGAAACGGGCGCGTTCGACGATGGCGCCGAGGTCTCGTTCGTCATCGACGTGGACGACCCTCGCTATGGCGACTACATGGACGCGCTCGCCGAGGTGGCCCGGCCCGGTGTCCGGCGCCTCAGCCTGCCGACCTGGCGCCCGCTCGTGCCCAAGCTGAACGAGGCGGCGACGCTCTACGCCGAGCACTACCGGGAGGTGTTCGCGCTCGGCTTCGCGGGCGACGATCACCTCCCGCGCACCCGTGGGTGGGCCCGCCGGTACATCGACATCCTGCGCGTCCCGGGCGCTGGGGTGGTCTCGTCCCCGGACGGCTACCGGCCCGACGACCTGCCGACCCAATGGGCCATGCGGGCCGACGTGGTCCGGGCCCTCGGCGAGATGGTCCCGGCGCCCGTCGAGCACCTCTACTGCGACGACGTGATCCGCGACGTCGCAGCCGGCGCGGGCTGCTATGACTACCTCCTCGACCTGCTCATCGAACACATGCACCCGGTGGCCGGCAAGGCCAACCGGGACGACCAATACGACCGTGTCAACTCGCGCCGGCAGTACCGCGGCGACCGCGCCGCGTATCGTCACTGGCGAGACGGTGGCGGCCTGGCCGACGCCGTGGCGCGGGTCCGGGCGCTGACGCAGAAAGGTGGAACGGGATGACCGAGATCGTGGTATCCAGGCGGGACGGCATCGTCACCGCGCCCGACGGCACCAAGCACCGGGTCAACCGCGGCAAGACTCTGGCCGACGCCGAGCACCCGCTCGTGCAGGCCTATCCGAACGACTGGCAGCCCATGCACGTCGAGCTGGCCGTTCCGGGCGCCGCCCGGAACGAGGTCGAGGAACTGCGTAACGACCTCGCCGAGGCCGACGAGGTCGCCGAGTACCGGGGCGCCGAACTACAACGCTTGGCGGACGGCCTCGCCGCGCGCGGCGTGGACCTGGCCGCACAGGGCGACCAGACGCCCGGGTGGCTGGTCACGTTGACGCTGGCCACCCTGGACCAGCGCGCCGTCTCGGCTACCGTCCCACCACCCCGAGCGCCGCGCGCCGCAAAGCCCCGAGCCGGTTCCGATGACTGAGCCCGAGCGCGACAAGACGCCCCGGGAGCGAGCCGCCGACGCGGTCCGCAGTGGCCGTCCCGAGCAGGCGCAGGCGTGGGCCCTGCTCTCCATCGCGGACGACCTCGCGCACATCCGCCGGGCCATGGAGCACGCCACCCGCCGGGCGGTGCGCGGTGGCTAAGGTCAGGATCAGGGGCGAGAAAGAGCTGTACGCCAAGCTGGCCCGCCTCCCCGAGGCGGTCGACGCCGCCAACCGCCGAGCCGTCAAGGGGCAGACTCACGAGACCGCACAGGATCTCCGCCGGCACGCCCCGGTAGACACGGGCGAGCTGCGTGACTCCGTGCAGGAGGAGATCACGAACAAGGGCCTCACCGGCCGCGCCGCGGTAACGGCCCGGCACGCCGAGTTCGTCGTGCACGGCACCAGCGACACGCCGGCCAACGATTTCGTGACTCCGGTCATCGCCCGTACCGAGTCCCGGTTCCCCAAGCGTCTGCGTGACGAAGTCCGCGAGGAACTCAAGAGGATGTGACCCGTGGTCGTCAGCCGCTCCCCCGTCAACCCGTTGCAGGCGGCCCTGGTCGCCGAGCTCAAGGGCGACTCGGCGCTCATCGCGCTGCTCGGCGGCAGGCAGGCCGTCTACGACCAGCCTCCCGAGGGTGAGGCGTATCCGTACATCCGGGTCGGCGACCACCTGAGCATCCCGGACAACGACCTCACCTCGTTCGGCCGGCAGGTCACGGTCACGCTGCACATCTGGACCAAGGTCCGGAGCAACAAGCCGGGACAGGACATCGCCGCCCGGATCGTCGAGCTACTCGACCACCAACCGGACGCGTTGACCGTGACGGGTCACCGGGTCGTGTCGATCCGCGCCGAGTTCGATCAGGCGCTTACTGACCCGGACCCGCAGATCAGGCATCATGTACTCAGGTTCCGCGTCATCACGGCGCAAACGAGTTAGGGAGGCGCCGCGATGAGCGGACGCGACGGATTTGGCACCCAGTTCCGCCGGGCGACGACGCTCAGCCCGGGGGACACCTTTGAGACGATCGCCAACGTCACCAACGTCGGCGGCCCCGCCCGCAGCCGCGAGACGATCGACGTCACGGCGCACGATTCACCGGACCAGTGGATGGAGTTCATCGGCGGCCTGAAGGACGGCGGCGAGATCAGCCTCGACATCAACTACGACCCGGCCGAGGTCACCCACGACCTCGACGACGATTTCGACGACGAGACGCCGCGCAACTACCAGATCGTCATTCTCCCGGACACCGAGGACGAATACACGTGGTCCATCACCGGGATCATGACTGCGCTTGAGGACGAGTTCCCGTACGACGACAAGATGGCCCGTACCATGACGATCAAGGTCAGCGGAAAGCCGACGCTGGCCCCGACCGGTAGTTGATGAGCGGGGGCGTACGCCGTCGCCAGAATAGCGGCCTACGCCCCGCTCGGCTGTCTGTCCGCATACCTGTACGAGCTGATCAGGGAGAGAGTGAAAGTGGCATTTCTGACAAGGGATCAGATCCTCGAATCTGACGACCGCGAGTACGCCGAGGTGTCCTGCCCGGAGTGGGGCGGGGACGTACGCCTGCGCTCCATCACGGGCACGCAGCGGGACGCGTACGAGCAGTCGCTGATGCAGAGCAACGGCGCCGACCGCAAGATGAACCTGCGGAACGCCCGCGTGAAGCTGATCGTGCTCTGCGCGGTCGACGAGACCGGGCGCCCCCTCTTCACGGCCGACGACGTCAACGCGCTCGGGCGCAAGAACGCCGCGCCGCTCGACCGCCTGTTCGACGAGTGCCGTCGGCTGGCGGGCATGACGCCCGAGGACGTGGACAAGCTGACCGAGGATTTCGGCGCAGCCCAGAACGACGACGCTATTTCCGACTAGCCCTCGCTCTGGGCTGCACGGTCGAGGAACTGCTCGCCCGGATCAGCTCACGTGAGCTGACAGAGTGGGACGCGTATGAAGCTGTCGCCGGCCCGGTCGGCGACGAGCGACTCGACCACCTGTTCGCGATGTTGCAGGCCCTGCTCGCCAACGTGAACCGAGGTAAGAAGCAACGCCCGTATGAGGCCAAGCAGTTCATGCCCAAGTGGGGCCGCGCAAGAGAGCGGGCGGAGGGCCCGATGGACGGATACCAGTTACTGAGCAAGATCAAGAAGATCAACCGGCAGATGGGCGGTAAGGAACGTGTCGACGCTCGCGGACCTGCTGATTGAGATCGGGATCGACTCCAAGGGCGTCGACAAGGGCAGCTCAAAGGTCGAATCCAAGCTCAAGAAGACGTGGGGCGGCATCAAGACGGCCGCTGCCGCGGGTGGGCTCGCGGCGGGCGCCGCGCTCATGGCCGGGATGCAGTCGATCATCGAGTCGAGCAAGCCGGTAGCGCTGCTGCAGGCGCAACTCGGCGCTACCGGCGAGTTCGCCGGCGATCTGGGCGAGATCGCCGGCGGGCTGTACGCCCGCGGCGTGGTCAACTCCATGGAGGAGGCGACCGGCGCGATCAAGGCCGTGTGGCAGAACGGCTTGATCAACGAGGACGCCACCAATGCCGAGATCGAGCAGGTCGGCGCCAGCCTCTCCAACCTCGCCATGATCAGCGAGGACGAGGCCGGCAACGTCGCCAACGCCGTCAAGCAGATGATGCGCAACGGCCTGGTGAAGAACGCGCAGGAGGGTTTCGACCTGCTCGCCCGCGGCGTGCAGCAGGGCATCAACAAGTCCGGCGACCTGATGGACACCTACAACGAGTACGGCACGCAGTTCCGGCAGCTCGGGCTCGACGGCGCGACCTCCATGGGCCTGATGAACCAGGCCATCCGCGCGGGCGCCAGAGACGCCGACACGGCCGCCGACGCGCTGAAGGAATTCGCGATCCGGTCGATCGACGGCTCCAAGGCCTCCAAGGCCGGTTACGACGCGCTCGGCCTGTCCGCCGAGAAGATGACCGCGCAGATCGCCAAGGGCGGCCCCGCCGCCGAGCAGGGTCTCGGCGTGGTGCTCGACAAGCTCCGCGAGATCGAGGACCCCGTCAAGCGTAACGCCGCCGCCGTGGCGCTGTTCGGCACCAAGGCCGAAGACCTCGGACAGGCCCTGTTCTCGATGGACACCGGCACTGCCGCGGACGGCCTCGGCAAGGTGGCCGGCGCGGCGGCCAAAGCCGGCGAGACCTTGGAGGCTAGCGCGGGTGCCAAGCTGGAATCGTTCAAGCGGAAGGCTCTCGCCGGGCTGACCACGGAGCTCGCCAAGATGCTGCCGGCCATCGAGGCGACGTTCGGGTGGCTCTCCAAGAATTCGGCGTGGGTCGAGCCCCTGGCGGTCGTGCTGGGCGTGCTGGCGGTCGCCATCGGCGTCCTGACCGTGGCCCAGTGGGCGTGGAACGCGGCGCAGCTCGCGAGCCCGACGACGTGGATCATCCTGGCGATCGTCGCGCTCATCGCCGTGATCGTCCTGATCGCCACCAAGACGACGTGGTTCCAAACGATCTGGGAGCACGTGTGGGGCTTCCTGAAGATGGTCGGCGCGTGGTTCGCCGGACCGTTCGCCAATTTCTTCAAGATGGTCGGCGACAAGATCGTCGGCATGGCCAAGTTCGTCTGGAAGTACGTATCGATGTACTTCGGTTTTTGGTTCGGCCTCTACGGCAAGATCAAGAACTGGACGATGGCGGCGCTCAACTGGATCAAGGACAAATTCATGGCGCACGTGGCGTTCGTGCGCAGCCTCCCGGGCCGGATCAAGGGGTCGCTGACGCGCATGTGGGACGGCCTCAAGAACGGTTTTCGGGCCGCCCTGAACTGGATCATCGGGAAGTGGAACGGCCTGCGTTTCTCGATCCCGTCGTTCACCATCCTCGGCAAGAACTTCGGCGGCGGGTCCATCGGCGTGCCCCGCATCCCGCAGCTCGCCGACGGCGGCATCGTCCCCGCCCGCTCGGGCGGCAC